GAAAAGGAAGTACCCACTCGTCCCATTCAGATCAAAGTCCAACGGACTCCATTTAGTTTTATTTATTGATGGTGTTGTTGCTGCATCTGAAATGCGAAAAAAATTATTAGAGATCGCATCAGATCTAGGTGTTAATGATACGACTACAGATATTTATCCTGCACAGGATGAAGTAGATTTATCTCCTGAAGATTGGAATCAAAAAAGAAAAGGTAATTTTGTAAACCTACCTTATCAAAAAGCTCATATGACTACCAGAGTTGCAATGGACAATGATGGTAACTCTATTAAATTAGAAAATTTATTTAAGTTTGTATCTGAATACAGACTGACTCCTGCACAATTTAAAAAATTAAAAATATTTCAAGATGACGAAACAAAAGACTACCCACCATGTGTAGTTAATTTTATGAAAAATAAAGTTAATAAAGGTGAAGGTAGAAATGATGCAATGTTTAACGTAGCGGTGTTGGGTAAAAAAATAAATCCAGATCCAGTGATGTATCAAGATTGGACTAGAAATATGATGACTAAAGTTTGTAGTGAGCCACTCCACCCACAAGAGTTAAATAATATTTTTAAAGGTGTTGAGAATAAAGAATATGCATACAAGTGTAAAACATCTATTGCTAGAATGCATTGTTCATCTGCAACGTGTTTAAGACGTAAACATGGTATTGGTAAGAACGAAGCTTTACCTGAAGTTGGAAAACTAACAAAAGTAAATTCATATCCAGAACCTTATTGGATATTACCTATACAAGGTAAATCAATTAGACTTTCAACAAAACAATTATACCAACAGCAACTGCTTGGTGAAGCGCTGCTGAACTACGATATAGTTTGGAGAGCTTTAAAACCAACTAAAAGAGATCCAGATCCATACAGAGATTGGTTAGAAGAATTAATGTCTAACAAACAAGACATGGAAGGCTTCGATGGTATTGAGGAACTAGAAGATGTATTTAATTCTAGAATGACAAGATTCTTAGAAGATGTTGAAGACACTACTGAGTTTGATCAAATAGATTCTGGTAACATTTGGAAGGATGACGTGGAGATGCGATTCAAGTTAGAAACCTTTAAAAACTTTATGAAAAAAATGGGTTATAATTGGAACGAAAAAGAATGTACAAGATTTTTAGAAACAGGAGGTGCACAACCTAAGTCTAAGTTTAAGGGAATTCAATCTAGACATTGGGTAGTAGCATTACCAAAACAAAGTGAGCATAAAAACAAAGATGTCAAATTCGTTAAAGCAAAAGCTGCGTGGGAAGACAATTAAAATATTTGGACCACCAGGAACTGGTAAAACTGAGAACTTACTCAAAAGAGTGCAGCGGTATCTTAAACAAGGATATTCTCCCGATGAGATTTGTTATATATCATTTACCAACAAAGCAGTTAATGAATGTGTGGCAAGAGTCCGAAAAAGATTTAAAGAATATGACGAAGATGATTTTAAATATTTTAGAACCTTACATTCTTTGGCAAGACAACAGTTTGCTGAGATACCCGTTTTAGATCCAAAAGCAGATTTGTTAATGTTCCATACTCAATATGGAACTGTAAAAGTTAATTACAAAGATGGTCATGATGATCAAAAAGTTTATAACAATTGGTCTTTGCAAATTTATGATAGAGCACGGAACATGAAAGTGGATCCTGTGTGGCTTTACAAACAACAAATAAGAAAATCTGTAAGGCTACAACAATTTAAATCTATCATTGCAGGTTACAAACAATTTAAAACAATGGAGTTGGAAGGTGGAGGACGGACACCGGACAGATTAGATTTTACCGATATGGTACAGAAGTTTATTGATGATGGTGTATCGATACCTTTTAAAGTATTAATGGTCGATGAAGCTCAAGACCTAACACCTTTGCAGTGGGACTTGGTGGTGAAGTTAGCTAAGGCAGTGGATCGAGTTTATATTGCAGGTGATGATGACCAAGCAATCTATGAATGGAATGGTGCTAATGTAGAGTTGTTTCAAAACTTTCCTGGAAGATCTTTAGTATTAAAAAGAAGTGTTCGATTAAATAAAAACATACATTACTTTTCTAATTGTCTTTTAAAGTCCATGGGTGATAACAGAATAGAAAAAGAATTTTATTCTAATGGTAAAGAAGGTAAAATTTATAGATGGGGTGGCCTAAAGAAAATACCTTGGGATCTTGAAGGAGATTGGATGGTGTTGGCTAGAATTAATGATGTTAAAAAAGAGCTGCAGCAAGAAGCTAGAGATTTAGGTTTATATTATCAAGACCAAAAAAATAATAAATCATTTGATCCGAACCAGTATCATGCAATAAATTTTTGGGAAAAAATATGTGAGGGTGGAGCAATCAATAGAGAAGAAGCCTGCACCATGTATGAATATCTATTAAACATAGATCACGGCTACCGGTCAACAGACAGTAAAAAGTGGAGTTTCGCACACCCAAATCAAGTCTTTACATTTGATGAATTACATTTAAGGTGTGGTATGCGCGATGAAAAAGGTCCTTGGAGTCAGGTCTTTAAGAGAAAATTTAAGGATAAAGATAAGCAGTATTTTCAAAAGCTAATGAGTGAAGGTGTAGATTTAAATTTACCACCTAAAATAATTATAGATACAATCCATCAAGTTAAAGGTGGGGAGGCAGATAATGTTGTCCTGGCGAGCAAATGCAATTTTCCATCACACTTTGATAAAAAGAATTTAACAGATAAAGTAAAAGAACTTAGAGTTTGGTATACAGGTGCTACTAGATCTAAAAAAACACTCCATCTGCTGGGCACCTATCATCAATATAATTTTCCATTAGGAAAATATTTTAAACAGTATGAGGCTACTTATGTTTGATAGTTTTATACAACCCTTGTTTCCATCAGCTCTTTATATTTCCAACTTAGAAAGAAATTTAACACAAGAAGAAAAAGAATTTATTTTAAGCAACAAAGATAAAGTTTATAAAAATGAAGGTGGTAATTCAACTTCGCAGGATACTTACATTTTAAAAAATGAAAAAATGAAAAATTTAAAAAAAAATTTAGAAGACAGAATAAACGATTATTTTGAAAAAATAATTTGCACTACAGATGCTGTAAAACCTTATATAACTCAATCTTGGGTAAATTTTAATAATATAAATGAATATCACCATCAACACTATCATGAAAATTCTTTATTATCTGGAGTTTTTTATGTGGAATGTTTAGAAAATGAAGACAGTATAAAATTTTTAAAAAACAAACCAAACATTATTGAGTTTACTAATTTTAAAAATTATAATTTATATAATTCTAGTCAATGGGAAATAAGTATTAGACCAGGTTTAATTGTTTTATTTCCTTCTTCTATAACTCATAAAGTAGATTTAAATAAAAATAATCATACTAGAATAAGTTTAGCTTTTAATGTATTTGTTACTGGAACATTAGGCGACAAAGCAAGATTAACACAACTGGAGGTATAATGACAGATAAAAATATGTTTGATGAAGCATTTCCGCAAGACAAGCAGATAGGTGGGAATCACTATAAGGATTTTACCATTCAACCTTATGAATTTATATCAAAGAACAATCTTTCGTTCTTCCAGGGTAACGTAGTGAAATACGTTTGTAGGTATTTGAATAAAAATGGTATTGAAGATTTAGAAAAAATTATTCATTACTGTGAGTTAGAGAAAAAGAAAATGAAAGATATGGATGCCAAGAAAAAAAGATAATAGAATTGTTTGTGAAGATTGTGATGAAGCTTATGCTGTAATCATACATCAAAAGGTTTACTATTGTGGGGAATGTTATATGTTTCACGAAAACATTTCTACAAAAGATGCTTTGATGAATTTAAATGTAGAACAAGCAAAAATTAAATTAAAAAACTAATGACTCACCAATTAAATTTTATTTATAATGATAGTGATTGGATAGCTCCTGCAGAGTATCCTGATTTATCTAAAGCACCTGAGATTGCAATCGACTTAGAAACTAAAGATCCAAACATTAAAACTAAAGGATCTGGTTGGGCCACTTTTGATGGACATATCGTAGGCTTTGCAGTAGCAGCTCTTGGTCAACAATGGTACTTTCCAATTGCCCATGATGCAGGTGGTAATATGGATCTTGCCATCACCACTGCTTGGATGCAAGACATTTTAAGATTACCTTGTCCTAAAATTTTTCATAATGCTAGTTACGATGTGGGTTGGTTATTAGTAAATGGATTTGAAATTAAAGGTAAGATTATTGATACCATGATTGCAGCAGCAATTATAAATGAAAACAGATTTAGTTTTAGTTTGAATGCATGCGCTAAAGATTATTTGGGTGAAATTAAAAACGAAACTTTTTTAAATGAAAAAGCTAAAGAGTGGGGTATTGATCCTAAAGCAGATCTTTGGAGATTACCTGCAGGTTATGTAGGATTCTATGCTGAACAAGATGCAGGTTTAACTTTAAGATTATGGGAAAGATTTAAAACAGAAATTTCTAGACAAAGTTTACATGACGTGTGGGACATGGAGATGGAGCTGTTACCTATTTTAATTGATACTAGAAGAAGAGGAATAAGAGTTGATGAAGAAAAAGCAGCAGCTCTTAAAAAAGAATTTGTCGCTAAAGAAAAATCAATTTTACATGATGTAAAAAAACAAACTACTTTGGATGTAGATATTTGGGCAGCAAGAAGTGTGGCTCAAGTGTTTGACCGAATGGGTGTAGACTATCCACGGACACAGAAAACCGGAGAACCAAGCTTCACGCAAAACTGGCTAGTAAACTGTGACAACCCGATAGCGCAACTAATAAGACAAGCAAGAGAAATAAATAAATTTCATTCAACATTCATAGACTCCATTCAAAGATATGTTCACAAAGGTAGAATTCATTCTGAAATAAATCAATTAAGATCTGACCAAGGTGGAACTGTAAGTGGACGTTTATCATATTCTAATCCTAACTTGCAACAGATTCCTGCAAGGAACAAAGAGTATGGAGATAAAATTAGAAGTTTGTTTTTACCAGAAGAAGGTAGACAATGGGGTAGTTTCGACTACTCACAACAAGAGCCTAGGCTTGTTGCACACTATGCTGCATCTGTTAATGATCATTTTGAAGGTGCAGCAGAGTTTATTGAAGCCTATAAAAATGAGTCTGCAGATTTTCATCAAATTGTAGCTGATATGGCAGGAATAACTAGAACTCAGGCTAAAACAATTAATTTAGGTCTATTTTATGGTATGGGTAAAAACAAATTAGCTGCTGAATTAGGTATTGATAAGTATAGAGCTGAAGAGTTATTAGCAAAATATGGTGAAAGAGTACCATTCGTTAAGAAATTAGCTACAGATGTATCTAGCTCAGCTTCAAAGTATGGGTTTATTCGCACAATAAAGGGCCGTAAATGCCGATTTGATATGTGGGAGCCTGCTACCTTCGGAATGAATAAAGCAATGCAGTACGAGGAGGCTAAGGCGATTTATGGAAATAACATAAGAAGAGCGTTTACTTACAAAGCTTTAAATAGATTAATTCAAGGATCTGCAGCTGACCAAACAAAAGAAGCTATGATCCAATGTTATAAAGCAGGTTACAAACCTTTATTACAAATTCATGATGAATTATGTTTTTCAATTAATGAAGAATCTGATATAAAAGCTGTAAAGGAGATAATGGAAAATGCAATCGAAGAGCTTAGAGTTCCTTCCAAAGTTGATATTGCCCTCGGACGATCCTGGGGAGAGGCGAAGGAATAATATTCCTTGCCCCACCTGTAACGATACTAAGATTTATCTTGAGATTGAGGATCTGACTGTTCTTCGGAAGTCTCCGTGTCCTGATTGTTCTCCGACTCCTGATCATTTTCGGAACGTTGCAGCTCTCTAAGTTTCTTGTAATAATTTGGATGTTTCCATTCAAACATTTTTGCTCTCCTATAATTTATTTTTTCTAATTATAACATACGAGTTTTTTCAAATTTTTATTTTATTGAATTCTAGACGATCGCCTGCAGCAGGGGTTTAATTCTAGATGCGACACTGAATGCTTTTCGACTAGGGACGAGGATAGCCTAAGAATTTGATGAGTTTTAAAAAAATGCTAGTTTTTTTTAACTAGCTATATCTAGAAGACCTGCTTTAGCGTCTTCAACACTTTGATCATTGATCTTTTTTTTAAGATCTTTGATTTTAATATCGATCCACTTCATATCCGTTGTAACTCTACCTTGTTCCAACGCCTGTGTTGCCCACTTGGACTCCAACTGAAGTTTTTCCGATATCAATTTTTGTAGTTGCATCTCGGTCAACCTCCTCGAAAGTTATGAACAGAAAGTCAGGATTATGAAATCCAGCACCTTCATGCTCTGTTACATCTCCTGAGTCAACTTTCTTCACTAACATCTCAAGAGCGGCTTTATCGTTCTCAGCCTCAAGCATCTCATTAACATATATATTTTTATAGTTTGCTTGGACGCGATATAGCTTCATGTGGTATTATATATCAAAAAGGGTGGTTATTGCAATACTAAGCGTTGTCAAGGGGTTTACACTCAAATCTTATAGCTAATTTATCCCTATTTATTGTATCTAGACCATAATTTTCATCATTTGCTAGCTCTTTTAAGCTTTTTTGAGATAAAGCATAGCCTGCAATTGCACAATCGTAATGAGTTTTAAACTGATATCCAGGTATAAAAGGATCTACGCATTTGCCTGTGATCATGCTGCAAAGATGAAGTATTAAAATATATTTCATAGTCCTATATTATCCTATTTTATTAATTACTTGCATATCCCATGAAAATGATTATATATCTTTTCATGAATATTAACAAAGAGGTTATCATGAATGAAGACAAAACAAAAGCTTCAGCTGGTGCTGCTGAAAACCTGCAAGAGGCTTTGGTTTTAAGACCTGAATGGGAAATAAAACCTAAATCAATAGATAAGTCTGAAGTGTTCTCAGTTTTTTTTAATCGAAAAACGGACACCTTAGAACTAATGGTTAACAACGAACCATACAAATCAGTGAAGGTGAGAGATAGTTTGGAAGGTCAAATTAAATTTCACGATGCATTAAGTCATGTTGTAGCAAAAATAGAACTCTGGAGGATGCATGCAAAAAATTAATATTTATTCTAAGTCACCAGAGTTTGTAGAGTTTATAAAAAAGATAGACTCTATTTTATCTAAGACACAACACTTGACTGTTGATGGCAAAGAACTTGACTCGACTGATCAACATTTTAAAGATCAACGTACAAGGTTAGCAACAACGAGGTTGGAGTTTGAACATGATGCAGCTCCTGTTTATCCAATTAATGAATGGGTAGCATCAGATCTAATTTATTCTGAATTAAAAGCAATTCAAGATGAAGAAGATATTAAAGCTTCAGTTGCTGTTCAAAGATGGGGTAGAAATGATTAATAAAAATGTTTTTTATTTTTTTCTACTTCTATTCATAACGTTAATCTCACCAAAAGTTTTTTTATTAGCTATTGGTGGATTATTTTACTCAATGCTGTTCTAACCCAAAGGAGGAAAAGATGAACACACTAATAAAAAATAAATTTTTTGAAACTACTGATTACAATAGGTTCAAAAAAACTAGAGGTAATAGACCTGTAGATCCAACACACGTGGAGCAATTGAAAAAGTTGATTGCTGAAAAAGATTTATACGATCCAATTCGTGTAAATAAAAATATGGAAGTCATTGATGGCCAACATACTTTGGAAGCAAGAAAACAATTAGATCTAAAAGTACCGTACATTATTATGGACTCTGATGATCCATTGGATGTTGCAAGACTTAATACAGGTCGTAAGAACTGGTCTATGGTAAATTATCTGGATCAGCACTGTGCTAGAAATAAAATGGATTATAAAATCTGTAAACAAAAGATGCAGCAGTTTGGTATTAATGTTGCAGAAGCTGTGGTCCTTTTATTAAAACAAACTTCACTGTGGTCAAGAATAAGTCATGACTTTAAAACAGGTCAGTTTGTAATCCCTGCAGGTGGTATTGAACACTGTGATCGTATCGGAGCCCGATTGATGCAGCTGAAAAAATACTTTTATGGCATGGAGTCCGTAAAGAATAAAACATTAAAAAGATCAATGGTTTGTTCATACATTGTAGCGGACAGGCATCCTAAGTTTGATCCAAAACGTTTTTTAACAGCATGTAAAACTAGATCTTCTTGGTTTTTGACAGGAACATCTACTGCAGATTATGTGGCTATTATTGAACGTATCTATAACGCAGGACTTGCTCCAAAAAATAAAATTAATTTAGTTGAATTTTATAAAAGCAAGGAGTATCAAGAAGTATAGGAGATAGGACAATGGATATAGAAAGATGGAAATCATGCGCTGTGGACATTGAGTCCTACACCATCATCAGAGCTATGGGCAAACAAGGTTTTAGAAGACCTGGCTCTATGATTGCAAAATTGGTGGATGATGAGATTCATAAGATAGCTAAGAAAGAAGGCAAATCTTATGAAGACATGAAAAAGAATTTACTCTCTGAGGGCAAGAAGCTGCTCAACGGTAAATAGATCCAAGGTTGGATGGTTAACCTTTAAACCGAGGGATCGAAAGGAGCCGGGAGACTGGCTCCTTTTTTTTACTTGCAATTAAAATTTAAATAACTTAATAATCGAATCAACGTATTCCTAAGCCTAAATGAAATAAGTGGGGCTTTCAAAACACTTTATTTTCACCGAACAACGATCACAAATGTTTAACTTTTAACAAAAGGATATTTTGTGGGTAAAGCTGTTAAAAAAAGCAGTGAAGAAGCATTAAATTTGGCATTGGACAAGCTAGTAATGGTGTGTCCGAATAAAAAAACTTATGATGAGTTAACCAGTTTAATGTTTCAGTTGTATTGTGGAAATGACTTTGGTTTAGGAAATTTCAGTCTTTCTTTTCTCGAAAAAATCGAGAACAGATGGCGATTAGGTAGAAAGAAGGCAGCTGAAGCTGCTGGACTCAAGCTGGTCGTAAGGAATGTGTAACCACGGTGTATTTTCCCAATCCATATCTTTTCCCGCATCGTGGTTATGCAAATGGCGAAAAATCAAAGTAAACGTCTAGCTGATGAGACGGTTCAGTTTGTAAAAAAAATGTCAGGTGATGGCAGAACTGAATTCATAGATCTCGTATTCGATCAATACAAATACACACGTAATCGAGAATATCCTAAACGTGAGGTCAGGAAATTTTATGAGCTTCTCTCCAAGCTTGTTAAAACTTTTGGGCATTAAATTATCTATGGAACTTACAAATCCAAAGATATTATCTGAACAAAGGCTA